ATCCCACAGTTGATGTGGGAACGGAGCGGTTGCGTTTTGCACCTACTCCGTTTCATGATGATGGAATGATTGAAGACTTAGTTCTAGCACTAACTAAGTTGTTTAATACAAACTAATAAGTTGTGTAACACCAAACACTAGTGCTGCCCTTGCTTGTTGATCGGCAGCACCTTCTTCTAGTTTCTCTGTACTAATCAAATCTTGTAGTATTTCTTTAGCTTCGCTAGGACTTAGTTGTCCTGCACCTACAGCTTCGTGTACTTCTAATGCATATTGAGCACGTTCTGCTGCCCATTGGTTACCGCTAGTAATTAATTCTGATAGTACGCTCATTAAAATCTCCCTTGTACTGATCCTGCTAGGATATCAGCTTGTTGTTTAATAATTTTAGCTTTCAAGTCACAGTATAATGGACTCACTGGGCCTGTCTTTAGACGTCCCTGATATTCTTGTATAGTCTTGTCCATTGTACCAGTTAGTTTAGCAATGTCACGTGTAGGTTTTGTTTTAGCATAGATATCAAACCATTCTACGCTTTTTGCTAATTCGTTAAGCTGTGCTGCTTGATCTGCTTTACAATCAAAACGACGAGCCTGTTGCTGTATGTCTGTAATTACTTTAGCTTGATTGACATCCCAACGACTAGGAATCATTTCCATGATACTAGCACATCCTGTTAGAGACATTACAAATAGAACTGCAATAAGTTTTTTCATTTCTTTGCTCTTCCTGATTTCATGTTGGCTAGCCAGTGTGCTAGCTGTCCTTTGCGACCACCTTGTTTAGCAGTTTTACGCAATGAACTTACTGATGCTTTGGTATTGATCCCATGACGCTTGCTGTCGCCTTTATCTTGTGGATTCTTGCCGTCTGCAAAGTTTTCATTGACACCATGTATAAATGTTTCAGCAAATGTTTTGCACAAATCTCTTATTTCAGAATCATTAGATTCAAGAATATTAAACTTTCTTTGATCTTCATCTTGGGTAGGATCCGAGTAGCCGCAATATACTTTTCTAACGGTACTGTTGTTAATGTAGTCTGTACAACTAGGGCCATCACGCTCTGTCATATGCTCGCTACAAGGGCTTAAGGTTGTTAGTACAATACTGCCTTCAGGAATATCACCATACTTTTCTTCGTATGCTTCCATTGCCGCACGTTCTGCATGTACTCTACCATCATTGCCTGGGTAGTTTAATCTTGCTACTAGATTATTGTCTGGATCTAGCACAGCGGCTGCTACCTTGCCAAAGTATTCTGGTTTAGTCTTTTGACCTTCAACTACTAAAGCACACAACTTAGATAATATTTTATCTAACTTTTCATAGTTGCGGATTTCAGAATCACTTTGATCTTCACCTAGTGATTCGTTTGTTCTATGGTACTCGCTTGCTTCACCTTCTAAACTTACATGCCAAGCATAGAACTTAGTTTGAGGGTATTCATCTTTGAGTTCTACAAACGACTCTAAGTTTGGAACAGCATCATCGTACATGATAGCTTTTGTATACTTTCCTTGATCCAATAACTTGCGTATGATAATCTTTTTCTTTTCTTCTGTTTGCATTTTGCCAGTCATATTACCTGCACGATAAACATGTACCTTGCCCATGTCAACTCCGTACTTGCGAAATGTATCAAGGAATAGTTCTCTATCATCGAAGTCAGCACGGGCAGTTACCATTACTACCTTGTTACCAGTAGCAATATCATTCTTTAACTGATTCATCATGGGAATAATTGGTTTACTGTTATCAAAGAATTCTTGTGCATTGCGAAAGTTTTCAAAGTCAAATTGTTCGCCAGGCTGTAGTTTATAAAGTGTAAAATCGTGACTGTTTAATTCTTTAGTCACTTGTCCGTCTTTAACAACATGCACTTTAGTCTGTGTATGGACCAGCGTGTCATCTATATCAAAGATAACTAGCTTACTAGGTCGAAACTCGCTTACTCTCATTTTTTCTTGCCTGCGCAATGAGCCTTCTGACTAAAGCCTTTTGGATTAGAACAGTTGATTGAACTTTTATACTTCTGTGTCCACTTCTCTTCTAACTCTTGGCTTTCTTTAGGTACACAGTTGTTAACTCTAACACCGCCTTTCATCTTAGTGCCTTGTTTCTTGTAGCCCTTCCAGCAACTAGGATCTAAGCGTTGTTTCTCTTCGTTAATAACACGTTCAGCTGTTTCAATTAATTGACGCATGTCTTCAATGCTTTCACAGTTCCATCGGCGTAGTGCCAGTGCTTTTGGAGTTGGCTTGCCATTGGGCTTTTTCATTGGCCCTTTGTTGCCCGACATTCTAGCACAAAACGATTTTCGGCGCTTGGCTGCTTTACTACCTTTCTTTAACTTGCTAGGCTTAGTAGTAACTGCTGTTTGTAGTTTGCTACCTGGATTTTCTCTGCGATAGGCTTTAACTGCTTTTTTACTCAAGCCATCAGTCTTATCTTGCTTATTGACTTTATTCCAGTCTTCGGTTAACAGTTCACTTATTTTCATAATCGTCCTCAATTACAGGATAAGGCAGACCAACCATACCGCAGCCGAGTCTAGCTAATCCTTCTAGTATATCATCAAACAGGGCTGTAAGGGTTTCTGAAACGGTCATAGCCATCGTCCTCTGGGTATACTGGGTAGTCATTGGGGTTCATTAGTTACACCAGCTTTGTTTTGCATCACCGTAGTATTCACGGGCTAGACCGTTAGTGATGAGTCCCTGTCTAATGCTTTGTCCGTTTACCAAGATGTCTCCCAATATACGGCCACCAAACTTATCCCATCCATAGATAATAACTTGGTGCTTTGGGTGGGATTGTAAGGCTTGAGTTGTAAATTTACTCGCCAATTGCGCTCGCTGGTCTTCTTGTGGACATTGAGCTCTGTGTCCTTTTTCTGGCGTGTCGACTCCGTAGATTCTAACAGCAAGTTCTGGCTTGAGTGGCTGTGGGAGAAAGGGAGCGGCGATTACAATAGTATCGCCATCACTCACTCTAATAACTTGTGCGTCATATGTTGCTGACTTTGCGGGCATCTTGCCCTGTGCTATTGCTAGTGTTGGAACTAACAATAATAGTGCTAATAACTTTTTCATCAAATACTCCGTTTAACAGAGTATTTATTAGATATAGTTGTTGAACCAACCTACTTTTTTGCCTTGAGCAATACGACGATCATATTCATCAACAGAGCTAGGATAACGCCAAGCCCAACAAGCGACAAGTCCCATAAAAATTGCGGTACTGATAACTCCAATTGGTTTTACTCCTGTGAAGTACATAATAGCTAAACTTAATGACATCATAGCTAGCATAAAGTATTTCATCTTTAAGGGAAATACTCGCTTCTCACCCCAGTTAGTTAGGAACGGGCCAAACAGTTTATGATTATAAATCCAACGATGCATACGTTCACTGCCCTTGCTAAAACAATAGGCGGCAAACACCACAAATGGACTATATGGAATGCCCGGTGTTACAACTCCAATGTAAGCCATTCCTAAGCTGATTAGTCCTGCGGTAGTCCATAGGACTTTTTTTACTGGATGAATTGTAGCCATTCGTTAAACCTTATATTGTAGAAGCCTTGCTTCTTACGCTTATTTACTAGTTCGTAGAAGTCTGGCTTGTAAGGTTTGATTTTAGGTGTCCAACCCTTTGTTTTGTCAGCTTTAGATGCGTTGCACGGTCCGCAGGCATTAACTGTGTTTTCCCAGGTAGTCTTGCCACCTTTTGATACTGGCAATACGTGATCCAGTGTTGACTCTTTGCGTTCCACATGAGTTCCGCAGTATTGGCATCGACCTTCATCCCGTAGGTATACATTGCTACGACTAAATCGAACAGAATGTTTCGCTTTCATATAGTCGCGCAACATGATAACACTAGGAACCTGAGTTTCCCATTTTTCTGAATGTACAATCCAGTTTTCGTGAAAAAGCAATACATCGGCTTTATTTAAAACCATGTATCTAATAGCTTCTTCCCAAGGAATTGTACTCAACGGCATTACGCTTACAGGCAATCCGTCGGCATTTAAAACCAACGTGTCTGACATTTTTTACCTCTTTTGATTGTGTTACAGACCCAACCTATGAAGTATATATTATACACTTACAATGTATTTACGTCAAGTACTTTATAATAATATATTTTGAGCAAACTCTAAGCCCGATTGATCTAATGCACTGCACCACTGATCATTATTATCGGATCCAAAAACTAGGTCTTCATTAAATGTAGCAGTACACCAGCTAGATTGGACATTAAAGGGTGGCTTACCGGCAATTTCATTTTCCAATTGTCCCGGGCTCCATCCGCACATGCCCAGGAACAATCTCCATTGATTTGGAGTATCTCCCATTGCTAGTCTGGGTAGTATATCATCGGCGCTACTAATTGAAAACTCACCATTGACTCGCATTGTGTTCTTACTAGTCCATTCGTTAGTATGGAGGAAACTTAAATTCTTTACATTGACTGGGCCGCCAAGATATACAAATCCTGGCAGGTCTATGTTAAAGCCTAATTGTTCCCCAAACTCTACTAGACTCATCTGGCTACGTTTGTTTATTACTAGTCCAACGCTGCCTTGGGCGTGATGTTCAGTTATTAATATAACTGTTTTGTGCCAAAAATTACCTTTTACTGAAGGGGGTGCGATTAATAAATTACCAATAGGATTCATGCAGATATTTATTAAGCAAATCTCGACACAGATTTTTCTATGTCAGCCTTTGTAATCACACCGTCACGGTTTCTGTCTAATCCCGAGTTCTGCGCATATACTTTGCCAGAGAAGCCAGCGGCGCCCTTCTGTCCTAACACTGTATCTTTAGGATAGCCTACATACTTGGGCATGAATACTGCTGTATACAATTCTCCAAGAGAACCATCACCTACTCCAGTCATCTTAAAGTATTTGTAAACATAATCCAACTGTTGTACACCGTCCATCTTGTATAGTTCGTCGGTAGTTGTACCCAAGGTAATTGCAGTCTTAGGCATAAATTGAATTAATCCAGTTGCTCCGCTCATTTTATTTCTTGCTTGTGGATCAACTCCTGACTCTTGTCGCATAATAGCCATCAAGTTCCCAGACGATATACCCAATGCACTTGCTACCTTGTCTACTTTCTTTTTAAAGTCAGGATCTTGAATAGGTGTTGTATCAATCTTTTGTGCGTTGACATTATCGGGCTGTGCTAATGCTGTTTTATATTTGTCAGCTATCTCTGGAAACTTCTCTGCTGCTCTACGAGTAAAAGGACCCATACGTCCGTCTAACCCGTCACCTTTAGGTCCAAATTTTCCAAGGTCAGCACCTGCGGCTTTAAGTTCTTTTTGCATTGCTAATACTTGACTATCAAATGCTTCTGTTAGTTTAAATTCGTTAAATCGCATGTTAACTCCAATCTGGTAATGGGCCGCCGTATTTGCGACCTTTAATTCTATGGCCGCCAACTGTGACACGACTCTTAGGACTCTTTCCTAGCTTGTGTGTTTTTTCACCATCACGAGCACGTAGTCCTTGTGACTTACAACTTGCTAGCTGACTAGCACCTAAATCTGAATCTGGCTTAGAGCTATTGCATAACTCACGTGATGCTTTGCCTTCTTCATCTAACGCATGGGATTCGCCGCAGTACTCGCAGGTAGTTGTATATCTAGATTCAGCAGTATGTCCGCGATCAGGGCGACTGCCGGGGCGGGCAGGACGTTTTGGGTTCGTACCAATAGCGGCTTCGGGTAAAAATTCTTTTGCTTTCATAATTTGTATTTATCTAACCATTCTTCTATGCTAATCCAGCGTTGCACACCAATAGCATCTTCTAGTCTAGTTAGATCAGCGCATGTGTACTTTTGATAGCTAGATTTAAGTATTTCCGGCATTTCTGTATATGCTATGCAAGTATTATTACGCTGGCTTATGATGTTGGCAACTTCTTGGAAACTTCTTGCTGTTCCTGTGCCAATATTCCATATTCCGCTTGCTGATACTTTTTGTATAAAGTCAACGTGTACACGACATATATCTTCAACTGCAATAAAGTCTCGAAGGTACTGTTCACTATTATAGAACAGTTTGATAGGGTTTTGTTTGTTAAATTGAGTAATAGGACTGGCTTGTGTCCCTTTATGATCTTCGTGATTACCGTACACATTAAAGTAACGGAATCCTTGTACTATCTTAGAAGTATCTTGTGTAGCGACCCAACGTTCAAACCAAAACTTACTCCAGGAATAATGGTTTAATGGATTGCCCGTATTAGATTCTGTAAAATCTCTACTTAACCCATACACGCTTGCCGAACTTGAATATTGTAAGTTAACGTATAATCGTTTGCATGCTTCAAATAATCGTTGACTAAACTCTAAGTTTTGTCTTTTAATTTTATCAGTATCTTGTTCTACAGTACTACTAATAGCGCCTAGATGAATAACCCAATCGTTTCCATCAACTGTTGGAAATACACTATCGCCCCAATCCCAACCAGTAACTTCCCAATCAGTGTTTGTTTGTATGTATTTTACTAAATTCTGCCCTATGAATCCTTTGTAGCCCGTAACTAATACTTTCATCTAATTTCCTGTAACGTGGGCGCATAACATCCTAAGTGTTTTACCGTAATGCTAGCGGCCTTGTTAGCAAACTCCATTGCTAACTTTATATCTTTAGTTATTAAAAACTGATAGGCTAACGCAGATAAAAAGGTATCACCAGCACCCGTTACATCTACTACCTCAACAGCCGGAGCCGGTACAGTTATATCATGATGAACCGCACTCGCACCTTTACTGCCTCGAGTAACAATAAGTCCAGAGCATTCGCTTTTAATCTTACTATATTCTAATTCGTTAATCTTAACCCATGCACCTTGAAATCGTTCTAAGTCTGTTTTCTTAGTGTCTATAAAGATTGGAATACTTAACGCAATAAGCTCTTCGATCAGGTTGTAACTAACTGTTCCTTTATTGTAGTCGCTAACAACTACTGCGTCATACACATTAGGAATATCAGTATCAAATGCAAGAGGCGTTGCATTAACATCGTCGTCAATTCTAATCATTTGTTGTTTGCTACGACTATCAATTAGTCTAGTCTTCATACTAGTTTCGCTATGTAGATAGTCTACACTACAGCCCAGTGCCTTTAAGTTATTGTTGACATTGCCAGCCATACCGGCACGTTGTTCTTTGTGGCTGTATTTGAAGATAGGAACAGGAGCTTCTGGACTAATGCGATCTACTGTACCATACTGATACACATCAATGCAGTTATCACCTACTAATAATATCTTGAATGATTTTTGTTGTTGAGTATGGTTCAATTCGGTCATAGTATATTACTTTATTGCAGTACTGATGTGCTGTTGACTCTGTGTCGTGTTTCCAGTCACTGCCTTTAACATACACATCAGGTTTATATAATTTCATTAGTCTGATTAATTCTTCCGTACTATCGAAGAACACTACAAAATCCACAGCTTTGAGATTACTCAACATAATCTTACGATCTGTTTGATTGTTGATAGGGCGTTGTTCGCCTTTGAGTTCTTTTACTCGTCTATCAGTGTCAATGGCCACAATAAGCCAATCACCGTAGCTACGTGCTGTGTTTAATAAAGCAATGTGTCCTGGATGTAGTACATCAAACGTGCCATTGACCATTACTGTTGTCATTTTTGACTATCGCCCGGAAGTATTCTATGATTGTCTTCTACACTGTCAGGAGTACTAACCTCTACAATGATGCCTTCTTCTATGCACACTAATTGATGTGGCAATAGCGGAGGGTTGTGCCATGTGTCGCCTTCGTATAATGTGGTTACATACGGCTTGGCAGTTGCAGTGTCTATACAGTTAACTTGGAACTGTCCTTGTAGTACACACCAAGTTTCGTCTTTCTCTGCATGAAAGTGCATACTAAACTTGGCACCTTGTTTAAAGTACAGAAGCTTACCGCAGTATTTGTCAGTAGTAGCAAAGATAAATTCTCCGCCCCATCCTTTTTCTACAGCACCTGTTAATCGTGTCATTGATTTATCCATTCAAATACATTTAACCACTGTCGCTTGCCAACAGTAGATTTTAAGAGTGTTAAATCTGCACAGGTTTTATTACGGAATCTGCTTAGTTCTTCAGCCGACACTGGTCCAAATTCTATTTCTACACCTTCTTGCTCTGCTATTTCTTCTGCTATATCTAAGAAAGAATGTGACAGCCCGGAACCTACATTCCAAATGCCCGAACCTTTAACTTCGTTAATGAAATCTAAATGCAGTCGGCAAACATCTCCGACCCAAGTCCAGTCACGCTTAATGTTTTCAGCATTTTCCCAAACAGTAATTTTGCCTTCTTTGCGAGCCTGTTGGCGCCACTTATGAATAGCGTTGGCACGATTGCCTCTAAGATGCATCCATTTACCGTACACATTAAAGTAACGGAATCCTTGTACCATTATGTGTTGTTCTTGCTGAAACACCCAACGATCAAATAGATACTTACTCCATGCATAAGGAGTTTGCGGGTGACATGGACTATGTTCGCTAAAACTTTTACTATTACCGTAGACTGTACTCGAGCTAGCGTACTGTAGGTTAACACCGTGCGTGTTGCACTCATTGAACAACCATTGACTAAACTCTAGGTTCTGATTTAGGATTACATCTACATCTGTGAATCCGTTATCAGCAATAGCACCCAAGTGTATTACCCAATCGTAAGATTGTACGTCCGGAAAGTCTTTTGGATCCCATTCCCATCCGTCAACTTCCCACCCATCTTCTTGGTTAAGCCAAGCCAGCATGTTGCGGCCAATAAAACCTTCATGTCCTGTAACTAGTATTCTCATGAAGATATTTACTCATAGTTTGATGTCCGGGAATTGAGAAACGATTAGAGGGATAATCGCTTGTGCTTCTTCATTTGTAATATTAGATAACATGCGATTAAGTATCCTAGGAAGAACTTGCATATTCTCAGGAGCATCAATTTGATCTTGTGTCCATCCTAGTCTAACACCCTCGTCTCTGCTAACAATATGATCTAATTCTGGAATGTGCCAATCTTGATCGTGTCTATCAGAAACTACTTGATTCTCGCCTTTGCCCCAGTCAAACTTACGTTCAACACCTACATAGTCTACCCAAGTGTCGGGGCATTTGTCGTACATAGTTTGGCATTGTTGTGGGGTCCATTTATACTTACTACGGTAAGGGCCAAATATTGCTAGATATTTGTAGTCGCCCTTACGATCAAAGCAAAAGTCATCATACAACTTATTAGTGAAGTATGTGTTTTCTTCATAACGTCTATGAGGCTTGCGTTTGGCAATAGCCTCATTTAGTTTTTGATAGTTCTTCATTAGTCTGAGAATGGCATTTTAAAAGGAGGCATGTACTTTACATGTTCCTTGCCATCTTCCCCTTTACTTGTTCCAGGTTTAACAGCCTGCCAAACAATACTAGATTTCTTAGTAGGCTGATACTTTGCAACCACTTGTCTAATACCTTCAGCAAGCAATACTGGCTCGCTAGCATCATTACCGACTTCGTGTAATTCACAGTATGCATCTTTAGCACGATACACTTGATCACGCAACTGACGAGCACTACGTGATCCATACTTTTCGTGTAGTGCTTCGTAGATAGCTTGATCAACTGCGGCTGGAGATCCAATGTTACCTTGTTGCTTTAAGAACTCGCAGATGCCCCAACTAACGTTAGTGGCAAATACGCAATCTGTAAACAGTCGCATATTGATGTTGACACTACGACTCCAAATGTCAAAGCCGTATGTGTCCAAGTAGGTAAGCATGTTACCGATACCTGTTAGTGCTTTACTTTGTCGACTGCTTTCGCTCTTGTCATCTTTGTCTAGCACCTTAACACCATTAGCATTGAACACACGCCATGCCTTAAGGTAACGTTCTTCGTCAGGAGTCAAAGGCAACTTGAGCTTTTCTTTCTCGCGAGCTAAGTTAGTGCCGTTACGCCATTTGTCGTACTCGCTTGCGGCAAGTGACACAATGTTAATTGAGTGGTACTGTTCGGCATCAACGATTGCTAACATTCTAGCAATGTCGTCAAAAGCCATATAGTTCATAGGCATTTGATCAACACCCACAATACAGCTGGCCAATGTTCGATGTTGTGCATCATTAACTACCTTATCGCCGTTCTCCATCTCACGACCAGTTGCTGGCTGTACTAGATGTGGCTTATAATTAAACACTAGGTCACCAATCAAATGCTTTACTCGGACCATGCGTTGTTGTCTATAGTTAATCCACATTTCAGAAATGTTAACAAAGTTACTATTGTCTCGATACAACATACCTTTGCCAAACAACTTATCAAAGAACGGCAATTCCATTCCTTCAAAGATTCCTGCTTCTTGACAATGGTTGAGGACAAACATAATAACGTCCTCTACTTTAGCATAACCATCATCATCCATAATTGGACTAACATCAAGTAGTTCAGCGACCTTACTCATTCGTCGGCGGATCTCTACAGGATCAAACTCTTTAATAGATTTACGTTGACTTTTGGGACCGCAAAGACCTGTAAGGTCGTCGCCGTATTTGTCCGTAATACATTTTAGATAAGCCATTTGCCACTTTCTGTGTGTTAATATGTTTATATTATAGTGTCAGTTGACTCAAACGTCAACCACATTAAATACCATTTCGGTTATAGACAACAGGCATTTCACATACATATTTGCCATTGTATGTGTGCATAATTAGATTGCAGTCGCCGCCCGAAATAGCAGAACCTGCATGGTCGCTGATACCTTTGCCTGTAAAAACATAGCTGCCTACACTGGCAACATTATAAACTGCACAACCGTTTAAACAGGTAACGGCGAGAATCGCGATAAGAACGCTTCTTGTCGGCATGTGTATTCTTGTTTAGTCTGTGTGTTAATGTATGTTACCCAAGGATCGTTATCCTTTAGGGTAATGCCTGTAACGGTAAAGTTACATCCTCTACCGTCTGTAAATAAATCATATAGCTTCATTGAGTTAATACCATCCGTGTAATTGCTACAATGTCAATTGCTACAATCAACAAATAATTAGCCACCATGCCAGTCGAACCACGAGTCCAGGCGGCCCAGCCAAATATTGTACATTGGATAATGAACAACGGGTAAAGAATAATAAAAGGTGGATTTGGCAACGTGTACCCCATCCATATGGTACAGCCAATACTCATAAACCACGCCAACAACTCTAAACTAAATCGTATAGGGTGTGTAGCGTAATCTTCTTTAATCCAATTGATTGTATTTTGTATCATCGATTACTTATAAAAGAATAAAGGACCCTAAGGTCCTTTAGACTATCAGTTTATGATTAAACCAATCCTAGTGCCAAGGCCTTGTAACCTGCGGCAACAACTTTACGTGATGGCTTGCCCATAACGTATTCTGTTACTACTGCATTGTTACCTGCAACACGAGTATTTGCATAAACTGCATATCCGCTTTGACGGATACGGCTTGCTTCTGCGCTAATGTTCTTAATGCCGAAACGCTTCTCTGCTTGTGATGCTGTAACTGCTTCACCGTTATAAAGTGCTGAGAATAGTTTGAATGCCTTAGTGTCTTTAGATAATGTCTTCATTTGTATTTCCTTTTTTAGATTATGCTGTAAACAACAGCTATACACAGTATATGATAACTGTGCTGAATAATCAAGCAGTCTGGCTAGATTGCTTATGTTCGTTGTGCCAAAACTTTTGGTTAGGAAATCTTGCTGAAATGGCTTTGAGAACTTCATCCAATGTTGGGCCTTGAGCAAGAAACGTACCGTCATCTACATTATAAGCATAAACTGTATCATTTACTTGCTCAATTCGAATCTCAGTGCCATCAATGTCCGTTTCGCCACGGGCTTCAGCTTCATTTATCCGCTTGACCTGTTCAAGTGTCCTAATAACACTATCCGGATCCTGTGATAATTTGACTAGCATTGCAATACCACGCAAGTGCCAACCTGCGTAAAATACAATAAACATAACTACAATATCTACTATAAAGTCCATAGCAATCTCCATTGACAAGTTTATTTAAGCAATTCCAAGTTCAAAATCTTAGCAACTCGTTGCCCAACATCTTCTCCGCTGGGAATAACATAGGTTACCATGTCGTGGCTATCACGTTTTCTATCCCAACGACGCACTTGTAGTATGCGGCCGCCAGTAGCTGAAACTAGATCAAAACGTACAGCACCGTCTAAATCAATATCATTTGATTCGTCTGCTAGTGAGGGTCCGTAATCGTCTTCATCATCGTTTTTTAACAGCCACGACACAAATCGTTGCTTAATTGTTTTTTTCATAAAAGTTCTTTTTGTTTGATTGGGAGATGGTATCGCTCGTAATTTGTTTGAGCTCATATTAGTCTTACCAACTGCCCATTGTCTGGAAGTGCCCATTAGATTACATCTTCGTCAGTTTGAATATGTTGTACATTTATTTGGCCTGCTTCAAACATATGGATCATCTGTGTTTTACCTTCAACCCATTGTTCTTCAGTTAGGCTATGCCATCCAATGCACTTGCCATTTGGGCTACGGCCACAACCGCAGTTACCAATCTCTTCTGTATTTTCAGTTACTCTTACTTGCATTTTGTATTCTCCTAATAATGTTGTTAGCTTCTGTGAAATCACTGTTGTCTAATTGATTTTCAATTAGTTTCTCCATCTGTTCCTGGAGGCTTCGTAGATATGGACGCAGGTGTTCAGTAGCATATGGCTGTGTCCAACGTATTGTATAAAGATATCTAGTGTTCATTAGTAACACTCCTTATAAATTGTATATTGTGGCTTTGGATATTTTTCAACAATATTTTCTGCTTTGATATACTTGTTCATATCTCCAGCATTGAAAAACATTTTATTAAAAACTGTCACATGTTTACCATCTACAACTTCTGTGACTGTAAGATAGTTACTTTTTGCTGTGCCTGCCATTATGGATATTCCTTTGTCAATGATGCCACAAGCAAGAACCGCTCGTAGGCTTTTCGAACACTAGGGTTCTCTAGTAATTTGTCAGCTTCTGCTTGCATGGCCTTAACGCCAGCTTCAGCGGCCTCTCTATAACTACACCACTCTAATGCATAACGTTCAGTCCCAAATGATTCAGCAAGAGCCTTCCATGCTTTTAACTGTTTAGGCGTTAGGGGCTTGTCACGTTCAGGAACACGCAAGGCGCTAGCTTCCATAATGCTTTTACTAATAGCATCTTCTGCCACACGACCAGCGGCGATCATAGGAGCATACGCAGGATCAACATTGAACCTACGGCTAGACCCGCCCGGATAAACATCTACTAGATGTGTACCTTTTGGAAAGCTATCGCAGAACTCTGGACTGTAAGTGCTGTGCGGAATGTACTTGCGGCCTTTTTTGATATAGAATATAGTTTCTGGCATGCGTTATTGTAACACAGGTGCAACTACAAGTCAAGAACTGTATCACCCCATTTGAGCGTCCACCAGGTATAGTCAACATCTTTAAGTTTGGCTACTATGGCATATTGGTAACCATACTGCATCATATCAGGCTGTCTGTGCCATTCTGGCGCATCTACTGATCGCTCCATTATCCATTGGCCCATTTCACTGTTTTGCCATTGGTATAAAGGTTCGGCGGCATATAAGTCCGGATCTTCAACATCACCCATTGTAAACCTGTGTACAACTACTTTGTGTATTCGGTGTGCTTTATCCCCGAACACCATAAATTCATCTGTTCGGATGTGCTGTTGTTTACCTAGATGCCCTTGTTCGGGATTAAACTTATAAGCCAAGTTGTTCTTTCAACCAAGGTTTACAGTTATCCCACGTAGTAAAGATATGGGCAATGCCGCCTTGGGATTCCCACTCATGACAGTTACTATGTCTGTCGTCGATTAGGATATCGCCTTTGTTTTTACAATGCCGCCACTTGTCGTAACTGAATGGACCAATGGTAACTGGGATGCCTGGGAAGTGATCATTAGCCCACCATACCTTATCATTAGCAGCCAATGGCATGCTGTAGTCATGCGGTAATGCTGTAAGGAATCGTAAATGGTATTGAGGATTGCGACTGATATAATCTTTGCACATATTAACCATTTCGTGTGCGCCTTCCATCAAAGGTAAATTACGATAGAAACGTAAGTCATCTTTGACCTTGTCCCATTCTTCCTGCGGAATACGCTCGCCGTCTTTATTCCAACGTTTCTTAAGGACATTTTGTGCGTGTGCATGCCAATCAGCAACCACATCGTCCATATCTAGATAAATGTTCATGGTGTGTTAAAGTTGTATCCTACAACTATGCCCGGTTCATCGTTCTCTACAAACTTGCTAAGGATATCAAAGTTGTCCTCTGCCCGTTTGACAGCTTCATATGCTTTCTGTAATGCTGGATTATTTTCCATTAATGTTTTACGATTCAAATCTAATTGTCTTTGAGTACGTGCCCATTGTATTACATCTAGAACTTCTTGATCTAAACTTACAGTGGCATAATTGGTAGATAGCTGTTGCCAATTACTACCATTAAACACTTCTAAGTCTTGATTGTTAACCCGTATCATACCTTGGATAGGGTTACTAGAGTTTTGTGGAATATAAGGAAAAGATGTATTACCACCCGAGACTGTTAGTCCGCAGACACCTGTTAAATTTTTAATCATATAAATTGTCCCGGATTAGGTTTAACATAATTTAGATTAGGAATAAAATTCATATTAATAACTACTCTATTTTTGTCGTTGCCTACACCATTGCTATGATATCGCAAGCCGTTAAACACAACACCTGTTCCTTTTTTAGGAGTGAAGCTAGATTTTAAAGTTCGCTTGTTGTAGTTTTCGTTATTGGGATCGAGTATATCTTCGTAAAAGTGTGTAGGGCCATCACAATCGTTAACATAGTAAATCATAGTTACATGCGGTGCGAACTGATCCACGTGTGGTGTTAGATAATCATTTTGATTCCATGACGGATCTCTATAAGTTAATACTGCTCGCATACGTATCAAATGTTCTATTACAATGCCCGTTTTATCTTCTAAAAAGTAAGTCAAAGTTTTAATTAATGGGTACTGCGGACTAACATAATCTACATCATCAGCATAGAACAAATGTATCAATGCATCTCTTACTTTTATGTTAGGATCATTCTTAAACACTTGCGGATCATTTGGATAGCCTGACACACTATGCTTATAATACCATGGGAATCGAAGTGATGTCATTTCAGCTTCAATCTCGTCCTGAAGCGACTTAGGCACCAAGTCTGGTATTACAATTATATCGGTTTTTAAATCCGGCATAGTGTCATTGTTCATTTGCGCAATCCCTTAATATCTTTGTATGTCACACGGATGTATGTATGCCATTCTTTGTCTATCTTCATAGGTAGATCCAAATGTATTGATACCATAGGGCCTTCCGTTTCATTACGCATATTATCAGTATATACTGTACCCACGTAAGGAATACGTTTATATATACCTTCAACCCTGTCACCTACTTGATATTTGGGCTTAGGACGATTGGCTGCAAAGTAGTCTGCCAAATTCATAGCTTCTCTCCACAATGCGGACACTTCTTAGCTGACGCATTGCGCATTTCTTTTAGTGTCTTGTTTAGTTTGCGAGCATCAGATAGTTGACTTTTAATCACCTTGCGATTTCGTTCGTGTTTGGCCTTGCCCAATTCTTCTTTAAGGTGTAGCTTCATTTTGTTAAGCCTACCTTCAAAGATTTCAATAAAACCTGTTATGCCCGGGCCTTTGTCTGCTGGTGTTCCACTCATAGCACTTTCCCCAAACCTAACCAAATCAACTGTTCGAGTTCTATTTGGTAGTCTTTGTTCAATCTACGTTTTTCGTAGATAGCCATCAAGATATCTTTGCCGTCACCGTAGTCGGTAGCTCCAGCGCCTCGACTCTCTAATTCTTCAATGAGATCATCTGTATCAAAGTCACTGAGATCAACATCGACTTCTACTTCTGTGTAAATTGTTTTGTACATATATTTCCTTATACAGTTCCCCAACGGAGTTTAAACCAATTAGCATCCTTAGCATCTTCAAATATAAAATCAGAACAATAGCGTTCGTGAGATTGTTTACAGTTAAGTGATAACCACTCTTTAATTAATGTAGCGTTTAGCATAGCCGTGTCGTTTGGTAACATAACACGGGTCCAACCAATACCTTGCAACATTCCCCAAAGTACTTCTCGATCAATGTCGTTAGCCATTGCCTTGCCAGCTGTATTGATTATTTCTTCTTCTAGTGTCATTTCATGTACTTTATTTGAAATAGCATAAATCTCTTTGGGTCTACAACATCGTAGTATTGTGTGTAGTTACCTGATCCATCTTGTCCCATGCGTAGTCCATACTTTTGTTCTACCCAATAAGGCATAGTAGGTCCAACCATACCGTTGTTAGATTCCACATTCTCTCTGTACTCGCGGCGAACAGCATGTAGAGCACCCCAATATTGTTTGCGTTGTTCTGTAATCATGATATGTACTTTAATGCAAATAGTGTTGAATACTTTTCTTCATAGAATGTAAAGGTAGTGTAAGTAGGTACCTCTCCGATCATCTCATCCCAACGGCTTTGATTGTATGCAAAATCAAAATGCACGCCTTGTACTAATCCGCTAGCTCGTAGTTCTCTAACTATGTCTAATACATCGTTGGGATTCTTGCGATCGATAGTAACTGTTACAGCCATTTAGGGAATTGTTTTCTTCACACGTGGTTTGCGTGGCTTCTTTGGCGTAGCTGTTATCACAGCAGGCGGTGGCATCATAATAGGTGGATGCTTTTCTTCTGGCTTAGGAATGCTGTCATTCCAGCGGAGAATAAACCAATCTCGTTGTGCCGCAGTCTTAAATGACCACAGCCAATCGTTCATAAGATAGCCGCAGTGATTTGCTACTGCCCACTCTTCCATTTCCTTGCGTAGTTCTTCGGGCAGTTGGTCTTTTTCAAAACGCAAGCCCGGCAAGTTAAACATTCCTACTTTAACATGTTCCATCAGTGTACCGCTTCTTTTACATCCACATCACATTCTACTACCCAATTATCAAATTGAGTAAACTTGTTAACTTCTATACCCAAGCCAACTGCTTCATTAACAAAGTGTTGCAGTAACGAATTATACAGTTCGTCGGGCATGGTATCTTTATCAAATTTGATCTTCATATTTCTTCCAAGAGTTAGTTTCGTTATCCCAGTGTCTAGTGTCGTATATTCGAAATGAAACGCCATATCCAAATAGCCCTAAACTCATTTCTAAACCTGCATGATCTTCCCTAATACTCCAACTAAAATCTATATCAAATAAACTTCCGCTATATTGGGTATGTTCAAGTTCCCAAGCAGTGTTCTTGCCAATGCGGCCATAGAGACTGCCTAAGTTATTAAAACTATCAAATGGCAAGCTGATTTGCATGCGTAGACTAATAATCTTCATAGTACAATCCAAATCAAAAAGATGTAAGTTAATTGATGCGCTAGTTGATCAGCACCAAGCCAGATCCAAAAAGGTTTATGTTCTACTGTGTAGTTATATCGCTTGTTGATGTTGATCTTAGCCCAATCAATATGATAGTGTAGGGCAAAGTCAATTGCACCAAGTATAATTGCCAAAGGCCAATTAGACAAGAACATCCAAAAGATAATGAATGTAGCAACGCCGTGCTTGATACTGTGCATTACCCCATAAGCATTGCCATAGATGCCTTTGCCGTGTACTTCTTCAGAAGATTGGTTAACAAAGTCAATGTACCAGTGTTTAACAAACAGCAGGGCCAACAGGATAAAGATACTATCAAACATGATTAGCTTTTATACTATGACGGTATTCACGTTTGAGCCAATACTTGTACTTTTGAAAATAGACTTCAAGGTTCTCTTCCGGAACTAACTGTCCAATTTCAGCATACTCGTCTTTATGGCGCATCCATATTTCTTGAAGCCATACACGAAAGGTTGTAGTTTTCATAGGGATTATCGTCCTCTAATCTTGTTTAGGCGCTCGATCTTTTCATAGTCTTCGCGGCATTCCTTTGAGCAGAATGCGCCCTGAGTAGGCTCTCCACAATCAGGTGACAAACAGGTGCCAGTATTCTCAGGCACCTTTGGCCGATTGGCTAGGCCTTCTTTAACTAACAATTCAACGTAGCGTTCTGCTTCGTCCAACGGATCACTCATGCTGTCTCCAATTCTTTTACGTGTTTGCAGTCACCGCGGAATGTAAAGCCCGGGCATGTGCATGTATGTTCTTCTGTATTCACTTGATAAAAGGTATTAGGCTTAGATCCTTGTACTTGCTTAATCCAGGGCATAGGTTCTGGCTTAGCCTGTTGCGTAAACGGATTAGGCTTAACTAGTTCAAACTTACGACCACTCTTGCTAAAGCCCTTGATACCCGATTTAAAGTAAAAGGGACTTGTTTCGCCTACTTTGATATAGGCAACTAGAGTAGTACCATCAAGCAAATAAGTATGGGCAGGAAACAACCCGCCCGTGATTTCTTTAATGGCTTCCATATTAAGGAGTATCAGTTACGCCCAGGAAACTACCCGAGCCATATTGGCTTTCGCAAATAGCAATAGCCTGTCCCAAACTATGGGCATTAAAGCCAATGTCTGCAAAAGTACCGTTACTAAGTTTTACGCGAAGTACAAACATGATGTTACCTTTCTAGTGTGTGTGTATGAGTAGTATTATATGACATATTGCCCGGTACGTCAACCTTTTTTGGCTAGGCCGTCAAACCAGCTATAAATACTGCCAATATAAGGATTCACGTGGTAAACAACTCTTTGGCCCTAGTAGACAGTATTGGACTGCATTCATTGTTGCCTGTTGTGCTAAATTGTAAAGCCGGCAAGTATCCATTTTGGGCGCAGGATACCAAAGAAGAGTTTTATCGCAATGCCAACAAGCTCATGCCAAATTGGCTATATGATATCGAAGAAGTTACTTATACCATAAACAGTCGTGGCTATCGTTGCAAGGAGTTTGATGCAATAGACTGGGCCAATAGCATTGTATTATTGGGCTGCTCATTTGTGTTTGGCGAGGGTGTAGACGATCAAGACACAATAGCCAATCAACTAAGCACTATAACCAAAATGCCCGTAGTCAATCTAGGAGCATGTGGTACGGGCTTACAATGGCAACTGCACAACATGACCCTAATGCGTAGACACTTGCCCGCACCTCGAGCAGTTATATGCCTATGGCCCGATGCTGGACGTGATCTATACTACGTTAGTCCATACGAAGTATTCAACGGTGGGCCTTGGAACATGAAGCAGGGTAACAGCACGGATCATTGGAACAAGGGTGCCAACCCAGGAACCCAGCTATGGATGGCACATCAACAGGCCCGTTACATGTGGAAGGATACTAGCCTTTACATAGCAGCGGCCTGGCAAGCAGAAGTAAGCGATACCCTGGGGGTATACCGTATGGACACAGTATGGCAGGACCTACCCAAGGCACGTGACCTAAGGCACCCGGGACGTCAGGCTAACTATCTAGCAGCCGAACAGCTACGCACCCTGTTAAAGGACAACAATGTCATCCCTAGATGAAAATCAACCTAGCCCACAGCTAGCCGCATGCCAAGCCAGCCCGGGCCTACTACCCCATACCCAACACAATGCTGGTACCCACCTCTTCTGGGGCTTTGATGAAGAGCCACGTTATAAGAACAACCTAAAGATCAAGCCTGCTGATTGGCCCTATAGAAACAAGCATATAGACTATACTATCAACAGCCTGGGCTATAGGGCTCCGGAGTTTGACACAGTTGATTGGGCCAATAGCATAGTAGTGTTTGGCTGTAGCTTTGTATTTGGGGACGGCCTGGCTCACGAAGAAACCATTAGCCAACGTATAGAACAAGCTACGGGTACAACCACTATCAATCTAGGAGCAGGGGGTTCGGGCATAGTATGGAATCTACACAACCAATTACTATTAAGCACACACTATCCCACACCTAAAGCCGTTGTATGCTTATGGCCCAGTATTAATAGAGATCAACAGTACGAACGCGAGGATCATGTGTATCGCAGTGGGCCTTGGAACATGCACAAAGACTCATCAGCTGATCATTGGAACAGAGGCACTAATGCCGCTACACACGCATGGATGAACCGCCAGTTAGCTATACAGCTATGGGCAAACAAATGCCCATTTGTGGATGCTACATTACTTAGATCAACACACTGGGCCACGGGCTGTGATCTGGTAGCGGACAACTGGGGTGAATGGGCCTCTACTGCTAGAGATGGTGTGCATCCAGGCGGTGAAGTTAGCCAAAAGATAAGCGACCACTTCGTAAGCCAACTGAGCCGCGAAGCGGTTGCGGCGCAAAAATTTTAGAGGGAAACTAATCGTTTAGCCCGATACCGAGTATCAGCCTAAACTCTCGCGAAGTCGACTATATACATTATGACAATATTCTACGCATACAGCCCCACATTAAATCAACTAGTAACCAACGAAGAGTTTAAAACTACAGCCCTAGGTCTAATAGACTGGCTTAACGATCTCAACGAGGGTGCCTACAGAGGAGTCGAAGACTGGTCAGCACAGGCCACACCCGAAGAGGGAGGACTCAGGCTTGCTTAACCACAGTATTATCTATAAAAGCCTGCTTAAGGTCAATACTGCGGGCAAGGGTGTGTATAACTATATGGGCGGCGATACCAAAGAGTTATTTCTAGCCAATTTAAAAACTCAGCCAGCCGATTGGTACTATCGCACACACCCTATTACCTATACGCTCAACGAACAGGGCTACAGACTAGAGCAAGAACTAGATAGCATAGACTGGCCCAATGCTACAGTCTTATTCGGATGTAGCAACGTGTTCGGGGACGGTATTGCCAACAAGCATACTATCAGCAGCCAACTACAAGCCTTAATCAAAGAACCCGTTATAAACCTAGGTATAGGGGGTGCAAGTGCAGAGCTAATACGCCACAATCTAACACTGTTATTAGAGTATTACCCCAGACCCAAACGTATAGTCATATTGTGGCCGGATCGTACTCGTACTGTCAGCTACGAACACAACTATCCCGCTATACACGGCAGCTGGAACATAGAACAAAATACGCTAGCGGACTTGTGGAATCAAGGGCACAACGCAGACAATCAGTTTTGGTTCACCCGCATGTCAGTTAAACAGCAGTGCAAAGACATAGAGTATATAGATGCTTGTGTTAATGCCGACGATGCAGTACTAGTGCAAACAGAGTCAATATACGAGTTAAGGCGCCGTGGTGATCATATGGGTGCTAGGGATCTAAAGCATCCCAGTCCGGGCGCATGCAGTCTTATTGCTCAATGGATACGCTCACAAATTACGGGTGTCTAGATAAGCAGTATGTCTAGTGCTTAGACCACGTAGCATGATGTTATAGCTGACAACAATGCGTCTAACTGTGGGATTGGGCATGCTGTGTGGTACACCGTGTGTTAGCCAAGCTGGCCACATGGTTATTTTACATTCTTCGGGTACAACTGATAGATCTGTGCCAATTATTTCATTAGATGGGCTATGATAATCGGGCGCAAACATTGTAGCCGCGGGTCGTGGATCCCTAAAAAACGTACCCGCTGATCCCTCGGGTACTTGTAAGTATATAACACCCGAATACTGTGCATTGGCATGTATATGCTCAAGATGCACACAGCCCAAAGGTGCTATGTTGGCCCACATGCAGTTGATTAGAATGTCATCACGTTTGACTGTTAGCCAATCTAAACTAGCATTGACAAATGTCTTGATCTCCTCGCATAGATCAGCAAACTCAGGGCGTGTTTGCAGATCATCTTTGCTGGTCCAGTTGTTGACTAGATCCCCGTGATTGCCCATGGGATCAGCACGTTCCTCTGCTTGCATAGCCAGTAAATGATCTCTAGCAGAATCATTAGTCTCACGGGTAATAGTACCAGTGAAAAAGGGAGTTGCCCATAGTTTGCGTACTTGTATCATATAGTTAATTAGCCAATGATAACCTTATACACATATAGTCTTGGTAATAACAGTGTATTCGGGTATAGTAGTCATCATAAGTGCTGTGATGATCATAGCCCACGCTAACAAGAACCCAAGAAAGAAATTACGCATATATCGCTTATAGTAGTGTGTACATGTATATGAGTTACTGCTGTAATCCATAATGGCAGCTAGAACTTGCTATACACTAACACAGACAAGTATACATGTACTAGCTAAAGCATACAAGTCTTTTGGCTATACACAGTAAATATACCATGAGAGCTGAATTAGTCTATAGTCCAAAGGATCAATTGTATCGTGTAATAGATATACCATACAATCATCTAGTACTGCAAACATCAAGCTATGCTATAGCAGACTATTGGAGACATAGAGTAAACAGATGCAATCACCCTTTACCATACGATATAATAGCACACGATCGTAGAGTAATGGCTGTTAAACGCAACTTGGGTATATAGGCCCCGCTGTGCGTGTATACATGTATGTGTATATACAGTGATTAGACTATATAATCTAGTTTGGGTTTACGCTCAATTGTGCTGTCGTAAAGGTATAGCATATAAGCGTACTGCTCAGGTAGATAGTAGTCCACATACATTGCACCCACTGACATCCATCCTGCTCTGCGCTGTACGTAAATGGATAGGGGATCCTGATCTCTAAATGGCATGTAGCTACGGTAGCAAGTGTATAACATTGTGTATTTACTATAGGCCCCGCTGTGAGCATGTGTGCATATGACTGTATATAGCAAAGGCCCCGCTGTGAAGCCGTGCGTGTTGAGTGGAGAGAATGGTTTAGGAAGAGTTCTGGACCGGGATTGAGTAACCATTTTAACTATGCCCATTTCTGCCACCGTGAAGAAAAAATTTTCTACCCTTAAGACCGTGGCCCCACCCTTGAATCTGAGTCATTATCTAGATTCTGTTGCACTTTGTCACACAATTCCACACTTTTTGACACTTTTCTCACGGTGGGACCCCGTCGTATGATCACTATGAGACGGTGGGGTGATCTATTTCACACTTTACTCACACTTATATACACTCTCTCACTATACAGTACAGTGTCAAGTCTGTCTAACTGCTATATAGACTATCAACTGTTAAATACAGTATATCCACTGGGAGCTGATTATGACTATGACTACTCTAGCACATGTTGAAGTAACGGGCCAGCAGTTCAATATACATATTAGTGTATGCGATGAGAGTCACACTATACATATATTCAAGTATAATGCTCAACGCTGTTATTATGATATATTCGATAATCAAGAGGATGCTTGTGACTTTATCAATATCGGTATGCCGCGAGGTGGATGGCGAGTTAATATTGATGATTAAAGGCCGAGAACACTCAGCCAAAAACCCACTTTGTCAAGCGGGTTTTATTTTGGGTTGTTTATTTACAACACCAAAATCCGTTTCGTTTTAGTTAGTAGGCGCTTACTTACAAGTTAGTTGGCACTTACTAACTTAAGAAATGCCGCCCAGCCTCCACGTCCACCCCCTCTAAGTTCGAACATATGCATATTATACGGCATTTTGGCTATTTCGTCAACCGACCCTGTTAACTGTAGGGTCTTTATTTTGGCTTGACATTTTGGGCCCTTTGCGCTATAATACGCTATAAACAAAAAGGAGCACTATGTCTACAGTATATAAACAAGCAATTTTTGCACAAGTTGCAAAAGCAAAATTAATATATGTTAAAAATAAAGAAACATATAAAATCGTTATTGCATTTAATGTACATAAAAAAATAAAAGATAATGGAGATATTGTGCATATATTCCCTGCACAAAAGCAATGTAATTATGTAAGCGGAGATATTAATTACGAGACATTACAAGCAGATACAGAATATGTATTATCGCAAGCTCGTAAGCAATTGCGTACAGATAATATAGAATTTGTTTAATAGTTAATAAAAAGGATTATATGCAAGATTATACACAACGTTTAGATAATATTATGTTACAGTTACAAAGTATTCTCGATGAAGAATACGAAGATAATGACAAAATACAAACTGCATTTAATAACTTAGCAATAGCATTAGATGAAGAATTAGGAGTATAATATTATATAATAAAGACCCTGCTAGCTGTAGGGTCTTGACTGTTTGGGCTAGATGCGCTATAATACACTATGATGAAAACAAAACGAACTGCCCGCAAAGACTCAAACTATGTGATCTACGTGGCCATGCATGACGGCAAGGCTTACATAGGCTTGACACGCAAGGGCTCTACTACAGTCGCAAAGGCAGTAAAGGAGCGGTGGCGTAAGCATATGAGCCGTGCCAAGCATGAGGACCGCGACTGGGAGATCTATCGCTATATCAAGCAGGGCGCATGGACTGATTGGTCGCATGATGTTATCTGCGTGATCCGGGGTCGTGCTGAAGCATATGCTTACGAGCGCGAACTAGTAAAGACCCTACAACCTGAACTGAATGATCAGTACATTGGTTGACAGGTCATGCGTTGAGTGTTATAATTAAGGCTAAGTTAAACAAAGGAGCGAAACGATGTTCAAACTATTAAGTACTGCAAACCCTAAGATCCAAAAGGGTACTAAGATGGGCTATCTTAGCTTCATCCTACACCTTGCACCAGCGGACTTGTCAGGTCGTGAGACTTGCCCCAAGCGCACCGCTGGCTGTACTGCCGCTTGCCTTAACACTGCCGGACGAGGTGGTATGTTCAAGCGCGGTGAGAATACCAACATGATCCAAAAGGCTCGCATTCGTAAGACGGAGTACTTCTTCAACGATCGTGAGGCCTTTATGGACGATTTGGTTGGTGACATTATGCGGGCAGTGAACTATGCTCGCAAGAAGGGCTTGATCCCAGTGTTCCGTTTGAATGGCACCAGTGATTTGAGCTGGGAGAAGTATCCTACTCGTTACGGTGCTGCCAACATCTTTGAACAGTTCCCTACACTACAGTTCTATGACTATACAAAGGTCTTGGGTCGTAAGGTCAAGCATATCCCCAACTACCACTTGACGTTCTCTAAGGCAGACGGTAACGATGCAGATGTTGCAGAAGCATTAATGCAGGGCATGTCAG